ACATACTGTTTGTGCATCTGGCTCTAATCCAATAACATTAATTGTAACTTCATCGCCTTCTGTCATAACACTTGAGTTCCAAACCTGACACTTTGTCTTAGATGCAACTGGCATACTACCAGCGCCTGAAGCGCCACTACAAGAATCCTTACTTGCTCCTGTAACTGCTATAATAACACCTTGTAAATAAGCACCCTTTCCTTCAGGTTTAAATTTTGTAGAAGGAGAACTCGCAGGAATAGCTGTTCCATTTTCAGTACAATCCAAAGTCATTCCAACTACTGCTACTAATTTTTGTCCAGCCATTATTGTAATACCTCCAAACTAGGCAATGGGCCACTGCCATTTATAGTTACTTTAGTTGCTTCCATTGTTATATCATTACCATTTAAATCTTCTAATACCATTCCAGTACTATTCATTGTTATTGTGTTGGTATTTTTATCTTCAATTATAATTCCATTAGAATCAATTGTTATTAAATTACCATCAAATGTTTTAATCTCAATAGTATTATCAGGTTTAATAGTAATCCTATTACCATTACTATCTGTACTATCCTTGCCATATAAACAAACTTCACCTTCATTCAAGTCATTTGGACGAAGATCTCTGTCATGTATTAATATATTTACAGCACTATCTCTAAATCCAGATATATTTAAATTAATACCTTCTGCATCTATATAAGGATAGGTTTCTAATCCGTAAGGCTGTAATCTTTCTATATCAGTGTTAGCACCATCATCACTATCACCACCTAACCCTTGAGTTTGAATTAACTGTGTTTTAGTTGTTTTAGTATTAATATCTTTTAATATTACTCTTGCAACTAAATTACGTATTCTTCTGCTATATGGTTGTATCATTCTTCCAAAATCACTTAATGTCATCTTCCACCCCTAGTTAAAGATCCGCCTCTATTAATAAATCTTGGCATAACTACATTGATTCTTGATGTATTAAACCTAGAAGCGCCTGGTGTTTTTCTTTCAACAACAGAGTCTCCTGCAGTACCATCAGATAATGTATTATATTTATCTATATCAATATTTGCAGCATAAGTACTAGGATGAACTAATTTTAATTTAGTTTTAAAACCACTTCCTTGACTATAAGTAAAAACAACTTCTGATATCAATAATGGTCTAAAAATAAATAAATTATAATCTAATACCATGATCTCTTCATTTATTTTCCAATTAACTTGAGAAATTGGCTTTGTCCATCCTTCAACTACATATTCTAATGATCTTGAATGACCAGCTCTGTAGTTACGTTCAAATAAAGCTCTTGTCATGCAACTTGCGGCATTTGTTGATCTATCTTCTATTATAACATAAGGCCTATGCCTTTGAATTTTATCATCATTAAAATGAGCACCTATTTTCATCCAATCTTCTGGTTTGCTTTTTTCATCACCGCCATTGTCCCCGCCTATACAAATATATTCACCGAATCTATCAGTATTGCTTTGATTAAATCTAGCCTCTAAAACCATATCTGATGATAATTTACCAACTACAATTTTCGATGGTCCTTTTGTTATTGTTAAATTTCCATCACCCATTGAAATAGGCATAACGCCAATTTGATGACATACCTTTAAAATGGCTTCTAATATAGTTTCTCCAACCTCTGCGCTAACTCCTTTACCTGGAATCTTAGTTTTCATTTCTTTAATTGCTGTTTTATCAATAACTAAATTTATCCCAAATGGAGATATTAGTTTGGTGAACCAAAATTCTGGAGTTACAGATTTAGCTTCTAAAGTTCTGTCCACATGACAATCAACTATATCACAAAGTTTATCTCTACCAGCAAAATCTATACTCATACTAGTTGCATTATATGCGACAGGTATTTTTTCTATGTATCCATTTCCAACTAATTGACCATTAATTAAAGCCAAATATTCATTTTCTAAAAAAACACCTTCTATCAATGGGTCTTGAGGATTAAACATCGCAGTTTTTAAAGATATAGATCCACATAAATTATCCATACTTTGAGTTATACGAATGGATTTCCAGTTTGTTAAAACCTTCCATTTATTAACAATTAAGGTAAATTCATTAATCATTTATCTAAAATCCTTATTTTGTCTCCTCCTGGTAAGAATCCAGGATGCTTGATTTGTTCTTTATTTCTAAAATAAATTTCTTCACTTCTATTTATATCTTCGTATTTATCATAAGCTAATACTAAAGAATTCTCGGGTCCAGCTTTTGGTATATAATTATAAGACTTCGATAATCCTTCTGCTAATAATAACATTTGATTTATAATAGTCTCTCTCATTCTATCGCCAACTTCAAATAATACATTATTATCAACCTGTGTTGTACTACTGCCAACGCCTATAGCTGATGCTCCTGTTGATTCAGTTGAACTTAAATCATTTAAATAATTATCAAATCCAGTTTTAATTAAATCTTTATATTCTAATAACTCTTCTTGACTAAAAAAATCAGTCCTTATAGCTATTCTACATATATTAGTTAGCATTAAATATTTAAATGTTTCAATTATCAGAACAATATTATGTGATTGTTCAGTTGTTGCATATCCTAGATCCACAATAACAAAATTATTAATAGCGTATAACATATTATTAATCAAAGATCTTCCTAGTGAATTAGGAACTACATCGCCATTTAGTTTTACAAATGTACCTCTTGATATACCAGAATACTCACCTATTTCACCGCCTGAAAGGATAGTTGAAATTGTCATGAATATTGCATATCTATCTGTGTCTTTTTGATTAACTATATAATCATTCTGAGTAGCGAATCCTTGGGTAGATGCTTGTTCATTTTGTATTTTTGATCCTAGTCCAGCTATTATAGAAAATGAATTTGCTGAATTTTTTAATGCATTAAAAACGTCTGTTGAATTATCTATAACTGAAGTTATGGTACTTCTAATATAATTAATATTATTTTTAGTTTCATCTATAGCTTGTGTAGGAATTCCAATTATATTAGATATAGATTCCTGACAAGTCTCTAAGCATCTTAAGATTGTTGTGTATGTATTTAAAGCCATTATTTATCCTAATATTAATTTTGCATGAATTGGCCAGACGTGTCCATGTTTTGTGTAAAATTATCAGCTGATTGATCAGTACTTACGTTTGAAAAATTGTCAACAATTTCTTTTCCTTCCTGAATAAAATTAGGTAATCTCGCTCCAGCCTCAACAAATGTAGCTGTAAATCTAACAATTCCACCTTCTTGGAAGTTTTCTTTAATTTTAGCTTGGCCTTTTATAGAAACCCTTTTTACACCTAAAAATGGATGAACTAAAACACCAGGTCCAAAACTTTGAAAAGCAGTCATTAATCTATTTCTATCTGTGAAATAATTAAAATCATTAGTTGTGTTTTGAACGATATAACCTTCAATTGTATACTCAGTAGCCTTTCGACCTAAATCCTGCACATATGGGTTACTTCTATTCGCATATTCATGAACAACAGTTCTTCTACCCACAGATGTTTCAGCTGAACTTACCTTAAATGATATATTTTTAAAACTTGCATTGAGTAATTTATTTCTCCATGACATATTACGCTCCTGGTGTTATGAATGGTGCTGTTCTACCAAATAGACTTTCATTTAATATAGCTAGAGGACCTGTAACGTTTATTTGTCTTGCATCATTTCCGTCTTTAGCTATTTCATTGCCTTCTGCTAACAGGTCATTTACTTTTTTTTGCTCATCAAGCACTTTATTTAATACTGGAACTACCCCTGCATTAAGCGCATCTATTGATTCATTACGACCAAATCCTTGCGATATATAAGAGTCAAGCACGTTCTTTTTTATTTTTCCATCTGCCCAGAATATTCTTTTATTTTGTTCTTTGAGTGAATTAGCCTTTCTACTTTCCCTATCTTGTTGAAAATTAAAAAATATTCTTCTTGTTTGAAGTACTTGATCTGAAAAATTATTTAAGTCATCATTTAATTCTTTAAATGTTCCAAATCCTTCTGATGTTCCCCTAGCCTTCCCAAGTTTACTTTTAGCGTCAAGATATCTAAATGATTCAGAAAACGGAACATTTTTACCATATTTTCTTTCAATTTCATCTACTATAGGTTTATAAAACGCTATATCACTCTCAGCATCTCTCTTTTTTAATTTTTTTAATTGTGTTAATCCTGGATCTTTTATAAAAGCTTGTTTTTCAAGAACTTTTTGTGTAAACAATTCTTGTCTTTCCAAAATTTTTCTATTCATCCTACCAACTTCTTCTTTTGATAAGTTTTCTACACCCTTTCTTGCTTCATCTAAAGCATTTCTATAATCACCGTATGTACCAGTTAATTCCTTATTCAATCTTATTAATTTTTCTTGCGCTGTTTCAGCTTCATGAAATTGCATAACTATACTTGCTATTGCAATACCTAGTAATGTAAGTGCGACTATGGCTAGTGCTATTGGATTTGCAGCTAAAAAACCTATTGCCACGCTTATTTTTCCAATAATTATTAATAATGGACCCAGTGCTGCTGTTATAGAAACTATTCTTAATACCATTTCCTTTTGCTTTTTTGTCATCTTAGAAAGAGCGTCTGCAAAACTTGAAAATTTATTAACCCACTTTTCAAATTTTGGCAATAAAACCTCACCAAAACTTGAAGCCAGCTCCTGTATAGTTGCTATAAATTTATTCCATGCAACTCCAGCTCTATTTATGTGATTTTGCTGAATATCAAATGCTAGATTAGTAGCCCCCATAGAAGTGAACATTTCTTTGTATTTACTTTCAAATTCCTCTACTTGATTACCAGTTAATGCAAAAGCAGCTAAAAGTGCTCTTACTCTAGGAAATAAAGCAGCCATTGCTTGTTCATTACCTTTAGTAAATTCTTTAAGTTTTTGCATCATAGTAAGAATACCATCTTCTTTTAAGGTTTTTCTTAAACTTCCTTGAAAATGTACAATTGCTGCATCCATACCTTTAGTTGGCTTTAATAATCCATTAAATATACCTCTCATTTGAACAGCCACTTCGTTAGCATCACCAGTGATACCAGTTAACGCTGCGAATGTTCCAAATAAAGATTCTTGTTTAATGCCTAATTGCGCTGATAATGCAGTAACTTTTGTTATAGCATTGGCCATATCAGGAAAAGATGTTTGACCTAATTCATTTGTTTTAAATGCAAGATCTGATACTTTTTGTAATGCTTGATTAGAAGTATCGCCATAAGCTTTCGTTACAGCAGAAAGTAAATTTAAAGCGCTTGAAGTATCGGTACTTCCAGCTACAGCAGCTTTAGTAACTATACGCATTTTTTCCATAGCGTTAATACTTTCTTCTGCTGTTTTAGGAGGAAATGCTGATATAACCCAAAATAAACCTTGGGCTATGTCTTTAGAGCTTTTACCTGTCTCTTTAGATAGCTCAAAAACACCCTTTTTCAATTTATCTATAGCTGCTAATGCTGGTCCCTTGCCAAATTTAGCTAATAAAGTACCGACCCTACCCATTGATTTATTAAAATCGTTAGCTGTTTTAATGGCAGCTACGCCTAAACCAACTAATGGTAATGTTACACCCATGGTCATTTTACGACCAGCTGCTGACATTTTTTTTCCAAATACACCCATTTTTTGAGATATAGTTTTTAATCTTTTAGTAAGACGATCATCTAATTTTATTAGTACCGAAACGGTAGATGTTTTGCCCATTATGTTCCTTTTGAGTTAAGCCATTTAACACCATCAAACCAAAAAAATAAATCTGATACTGTCATTTCCCAGATTTCAGATGGTTGAAAAGAGTATTTTTCAGCTATTACCCATACTAGCTCGTAGTAGTTTCTAGGGATTCCTCGGACTCCCCCATCATTAACCCCGAAACAATCTCTACTAGACTCATGTAGTCTACAACATTTACTTCTTCAATGTCTGCTTCAGTTAATCCAGTTAATTCTGCAATTACTGGAATATATTTATGAGGGGATAAGTCTGTGCCATTATATAATTCTGCTGGTATTAATTTTAAATGTTTTGTTTTTAATTCTTTGATTGTAACGTTTGTGATTGTAGTTGTTTTTCCATCATTTTCAATTTTGACTGGTTTTTTTAGTTTATATTTTTTCATAAAATTTGCTCCTTAAGCTATTATGTTTTAGTTTAGCTTCCTGGTTCTTCTTCCCATTTGGCTCCCATGAACCTTAATGCTGTTTCACCTTCTCCTGCTGTTACAGTGAAGTTGTTAGAACAAGTTGCTTCTCTCATTGTATATTTTTTACCATTACCACCAGCTGCCTGGAATAGTAATGTTCCATTTTCAAATACTTGTGCATAAGTTTCCAGAGCAAATCCAGCTGTATCTGTTACTGTTACTTCACAAGCTGCTATTACTGGTTCTTCAACAAATCCATGAAGACCTGTATCTCCCA